TTAGAAATTTTCTTTGTCCATAAGCTCAACTATTTCTTTTTGGGCTGAGGGGTAAAGGTGGCTATATGTGTTCAATGTTTCAGCCACATTTTTGTGTCCTAATCTTTGGGCTATGACGAGAGGATTACATCTCTTATGGATTAAGTATGACGCGTGAGAGTGTCTAAATTCATGTATAAGAATCCTTTTGACTCCAGACAATTTTAAGTATTTTTCGTATCGTCTATCTATTGTACTGGTTGCAATGCTATCATAGAATGAACCAAAAACTCTATACTCAGGTTTGACCGGTGCTATTTTTTCGGCGCTTTTTTTTATGCCTTTTAATAATTCCATAACTTTTTGAGGCATTGGATTAATTCGAATGGACGATTTAGTTTTAGGAGTAGTAACAATCCGATTGTATTCAGTTTTATTTATGTCAATTAGGTTATTATCGAAATCCACATCAGCCCAAGTCAATGCCAACATTTCTCCTTTCCTTGCCCCGCTGAAATACAGGGTCGTGAAAAATGCTCTGTACAATTCATCGTCAACCACTGAAATAAACTTCTTGAATTCATCAAACTCCCAATAATTCAATCTTTTATTTACTTCCATTTCAAAATTCCCTGCAATTTTTGCGGGGTTATTTTTCGTGCCATGAAACTTTATGGAGAAGTTAAATACAGCTGACAACGTTGTATGAATTTTTTTAAGAAGTCTGGTGCAAATTTATCTATTATTTTGCTTTGATACAGCATGACTTTTTTAGGTGTAATTGAGTCTACCTGAGTATTGCCAAACTCATGGATTAGATGGTTGTAAAGAATGTTTTTTATAACGTTAACAGAGGATTCTTTTCGTCGTGCTCTATACCAAGCGAAATAACTGTCAGCTGCTTCTTTGAAAGTTATATCAGAGGAATCATCTATCTCGATTAAAAATTTAGCTTCAGCTTCTTTCGCTGCTTTTTTTGTTTTAAATCCACGTTTTCTAGCCTGCTTTACACTGCCGTCCTCTCGCTGTACCCGGGTGGTAAAAAAGTATGTGTTTGTTTTCTTATCTTTGTATACCGGCAAAGTGATTCCATCCTTTCTAATCACTAATTCACAATATTAAGATAGCACTAGTTTTAAAACTTTAAAAGAAATTTTTACATAATTCATGAGAAAATAGACGGAATATTCAATACTTTTTGTTACAAATATGGTATAATTAAGTATAGGAATATTTTTCTTTAAAAATATTGCAAAATTCTAAATATTTTCGTCAGTATTCGACAATTTTCTATTTGCGCTTATGTTAAATTTAAGTTGAAAAGGTGATTATAGTGAACACGGTAGCAACAAGAGACATAAGGGGACATCTAAGAGAACTGATAAAATCATCGGGAGAAAAACAAATCACTGTCGCTGCTAATATAGGGATTAGCGAGGGATACCTTAGCAAATTCTTTAATGGGAAAGAGATTAATTTTTGGATGGTAAGAAATATTGTTCTGTACTTGGATAGCGAAAATGAAACTGAGTTAATGAGAAGGTATTGTTTAGACGGAGTAAAAAAGAAGAATTACCCTGCTGCATTAGAATATTGTTATGCTAAGAGACTATTTTCGGTTGTGGAAACCTTGATTGATAGACAAATTGAAAAAGACGGAAAACTCAATTCTTGGTCTAAAATCTATAAATTTATACTTGAAAATAGATTGTCGCTTGGAAGTTTGGAGTATACACAAAGGCTTAATGAGCTTAAATCAGATTGCCATGATACGAAAACCTTACTACTTATCTTAGAAATGTACGCTAATTTTCAAAGCAGAAAGTATGAACTAACTCTCGACAAAATCAAAAAAATTAAAAAGCTCATCAGTAGAATATCTGATCCGTTTTTAAAATTAGCGTTCTCTGCTCGTTTAGAAGAGGTTTCTGTGAATATATATTTAAAGCAAGATAACGCTGTGTATAAAGCGAGGGAAGCTGCTCATTCTCTTCACGAGAAAAATCTTAGTGTGAATTTAAATTTGACTGCACTGTACATATTAGCGTTGTCCTATATGAACGAGTCTTATTTTGTATCTTATGAATACTATAAGAAATGCATTAAATTACTCGACCAATTTCCAGACCGGATTAAAGAACTGACACAAAATAAAGAAGAAATAGCAATCCTACAACGGTACTGGGGAAAAGAGATTTCTACAGAATATCAGGTGACTACTTTCGCTAAGGCATTAGCAACACAGGACTCATTAAGCTCTTATTATGAGCATGATTTCTATAAAAGGTATGCTCTACTCTTTGACGGAATTAAAGAAGAGTCTGCAGAAAAGTTATTGCTGTCTCTATCTTTTTTCTCTCAGCAAAAAGATCAATTTCGATCAACCCTGCCAAAAATATACTTGATAAAATTAGGATTTAATTTTAATATTTAGTAGCAGGAGGTGTTGAAGATGAAAAAAATGATGGTAGTCTTAATCTTGGCGTTCGGTATACTGTCCTTAGGTGTTACAAATGGAGCATTAAACCATTCTAATGCAGAAGGCGAATTCCAAACAGCCGAGATTATTGTAGGCGCATAATTTCATCAACACCCTCGAAAAGCAAATATAATTTCAAAAAAGACGTTGCCAGCAATGGCATCGTCTTTCGTGCTTTTTGGGGAAATTTCCTGTTTTCAAAAAAAACGAAAACAGGAAATTCTTTTAAAAGTATTTGTTTTGATAACATTTTAAAATATAATGGAACATATGTTCTGTATAAATTGGGGGATGCAACATGAAAATCACTTTTGAAAATCTTATTGATAATTTGAGAAAGGAGATTAATAAAGAAAAGGAAAAGGTAAATGACCGAAAAGAGGCAGTTTAGTCCTTATCGTTCATATAACTTTCCTTTAATTTCCTTAACTCTTTCAAGTGTTGAATCACTATTTGTAACTCTTCTTCTGTTATTTTGCTACCGTTCTCGTGCACTATATTGAGTTTTTTTAGATCGTCGACTGTAATGCTTTTTTGTGCGAGTAACTTTTTCTCCGGGTCAGTAAAGCTATCCAAGCTTTCTTCATCAAAAAATAAATATGATTTATGAACATTAAAGTAATCAGCAATTTTCTCAATAACCTTCAACGAAGGCACTTGAGTATTGTTTTCTATTCTTGATAAATAACTCTGAGAAATTCCGATTTCCTTAGCTGCCTCATCCACAGTCTTTTTCTTTTCGGTTCTCAGACGTTTAACGGCATGTCCAATTTTCTTACTTTCCATGCTTAACCACCTTTTCATCTAAGGGATAAAGGATAAACAAATTGAATTTAATGTCAAAAATAAATTGACTTTAAATTCAAATTTAAAGTCAATGATACAAATAATGATATAAATATTATATCATAGCAACTTTCCGGACGGGAATATTGTATTGAAAAAAATACTTGCCACGAATATTCCTGTGTGGTATATTTTGAATATATTCCTGATAAGAATAATTTGGAGGGGTTAATTTTGATAGACTTATCTGAACTTGGTCATATGATCAGGAAAAAAAGAAAAGAGAGCGGTCTTTCTCAAACAGTTTTCGCAGAAAAGATCGGCTGTACTGGTTCTTATGTTTCACGGTTAGAAAACGGAAAGGTTTCGCCTACCTTAAAAAGCCTAGAACAAATTTCGCAAACATTAAATATCAAAGCGAAACTTTTTTTTGACTAGTTTCATACCTGTCAGGAATATAATTAGACTGAGGAGGCGTTTAATGGAGTTATGTACTTAAATCTTTTTGTTGCTAGGAAAGAAAAAAGAAAATCCCAACGTGAAATTGCTGAAGTTTTGAATATTAGTCCGCAGACCTATCACTTAAAGGAATCCGGTAAAAGTGATTTTCTTTTGGCGGAAGCGCGAGTTTTGGCCCAACTTTTCGAGCGGTCTATAGATGATCTGTTCAAAGTGAGCTAAATCGCGGTAAGGAGGTAAAATGCCATGTATTTAATTAGTCAAGTATGGTCGAAAGCAAAATTCCATACGGTTATAAGCGAATCAGAATCATTGCATCAGAAAGCTTTATGTAAGTTAGAGGCACAGGGCGGCAAAGTGGTTAGAACCGAAAGGATAGATAATGCATTGGGGTCAGTAATCGTCAATGGTAAGAGATCAGTTTGGCCTTTAACTAAATCAGAGAGGGCTGAACAAAATGTCTGAGGTAAAGTGGATCAAGTTAAGCACCCAGATGTTTGAGGACGAAAAAATTAAGTTGATAGAGCAAATGCCTGAATCAGATACGATTTTAATTATTTGGGTCAAATTGCTTTCTCAAGCTGGGAAAACCAATGCTTCTGGATACATTTATTTAAGCGAAAACATCCCTTATACAGAAGAAATGCTTGCAGCTATTTTCGGACGTCCTTTAGGTACAGTAAGGCTTGCTCTGCAAACGTTTAGACAATTTGGAATGATTGACATTACTGATGACAATTACATTTCAATTTCAAATTGGGAGAAGTATCAAAATCTTGACAGGTTGGAAGAAATCAGGGAACAAAACAGAATAAGAAAGCAGAGACAAAGGGCTAAGCAAAAGCTTTTATCTGTTGATAAAGGTATGTCACGTGACGTCACGGAACAAGTCACGTCGAGTCACGCAACAGATATAGATAAAGAATTAGATATAGATAAAGAAAAAGAATTAAAAGATATATTGTCGGGTAACCCCGACGACACGTCCTCTTCAAAAAAAGCAAAAGAGGACATTCCATACAAACTGATCATTGATCTGCTGAACAAAGTAGCAGGTACACGATACCGTCATACTACTGACAAAACAAGAAAACTTATAAAAAAACTTTGGAAAGACGGTTTTCGCTTTGAAGATTTCAAACACGTCATCCTAGTAAAAACAGAGGAATGGCTTCATGACCCTGCTATGAATAAGTTTCTGCGTCCTGAAACATTGTTCGGTACAAAATTCGAGTCTTATTTAAACCAAAAAGGAGGCTTATCACATGGAGGAAATCACAAGGGAGCGGGCAGCCGCAGTCAAGGGCGAAATATCTCGGAGGATGACATTCCATACTGATGAGGCTGGAAATCCTGTCTACTGCAATAAACACACAAGAATTATCGGCGGCGAAGAAAAGCCTTATCCAGTTCAACTGATGAAGCTGCGTGACGGCTCAGTGAAATGCCCAATGTGTGAAAGGGAACAGCGCAATAAGGAGATCGAACAAGAAGCTGAGGCGTGGCGCCGGCAGGTAGAGAGAAAGGTTCTTTCTACACATTCACTAATCGCTGATCCAACTCTGGTAAATGCAACATTCGAAACCTTTCATTGTTACAACAAAGAGGATACACAGAACAAACGCCGGATGCTTGAATTGGTTGATCAAATCAAAGCGGGCGTGATCATGAACATTTTTTTAACTGGCGAGTCAAATGCCGGGAAGAGTCACTTGGCAATATCAGCTCTTAAAGAACTGAACAAAAAGAGTCCAGAAGAGTATGCAAAATCAGCTCTTTTCGTTAATAGTGACGCACTCATGCGGCGTATTAAAAATTCTTTCAAAGATGATTCGGAAAAGCTTACGGAGTCCAAGGCAATCGAACTGCTTACAAGAGTCGACTACCTTGTTATTGATGACTTAGGGAGCGAAGTGGGCGACACAGATAATGAGAACAGGGCGGCATCTGATTTCATTTCAAGAGTTTGGTATGGAGTCTCTACTGGCAGACAAGGCAAGGTGACCATAGTGACAACCAATCTTACCGGCGTTGCTTTAGCAAAGCTTTATGACAGAAAGACCGTCAACCGACTTACAGCCCATCTTGAACAAATTGATTTTGTCGAGAAGCAAAAGAACAAAGGGCGTAAGACACCGGCTTTGCCTTAAGGGGGTGAGATAAGTGGTACAAGCAGTGATGCCCGGCGTTTGGGAGCTCAAGCCAGAACGGAAGCTTACTGACGCTGAACGAAAACAAGAGGTTAATAAACTTATTGCTCTCATTGATCAGAAAATTGCTGACTATCAAAACTTTAGGAGGAATGCAGTTTGAAACACGGTAAACGCCCAACACGCGCGCAAAAGGACATTATCAAGCAAAACGGTTTAAATCCAAACAACTGGTTGGTTTCTAAAAACCTGCAGCATGAACAGAGATTGATCATTGTTCATCGGTATACCGGGACGGTAAGGAAGTGTTTGGCATGAGCGTTGCGGTTCTTGCTGATCGGTTAGAAATCGCTTTGACTGATCTTAATTTTGAATGGTCATTGGTGCAAATGCGTCAGGTTGTTGATTACTGGTATGACGGCAAATCCATTTATGACATGGCCGAGCTGCTGAATAGAAAGCCGGATGAAATCATTTTGCTCATTGTTGACTTTGCAAGAGGCCGCGTGCTTCCGCCACGTCCTTATGGGTTAAATGCGAATAAGCGAATTTCAATCAAGAGAACGCATCTGAAAGGCAAAAAAGATAATCTGCGGCGGTTCGTGCAGGATAGCCCGGTGTATATACCATTCATCGAAAAAAACTTTGTCTGGAATGATTCGGAGATCAAGCGGTTTCGTGAAATGTGGGAAGCCAATGAGTCTATTATCTGTATTTCAGAGGAGCTTGATAGAGACATAGACGAGGTTCTATTCCTTGTTATGGATCAAGCCAGCAGTGACTTCATTCAGCCACGAATGAACGGACTTCTCGGAAAGGATGCGACGGAACATGATCTTATCAGGCAGCGCCTTCCCTTTTGAGAAAGCAACCATTCACCAACTTATGGTCATTGTGCGGTATGAAGAATGTCCGCCTGACTATAAAAATGCTGCGATGCAATTATTGATCAAGAAGGGAGCGGGGACCGTTGGAATGGACAGAACGTCAGCACTTGATTGAGTGGCTCACTATCTTGGGCGGATATGGAAAAGCATTTCTGGAACGCCAGTCAGACGATGAAATTGAGACACTTTACAACCTGCGTATCAAACAATTGAACGAAGAGTAAGGAGGCGAGGACATGACAGAGAATAAAAACTTACGTCAGCATGGAGAAGTCATTACATGGGTTATGACGGAAGAGGAGCGTTTGGAGTATATAAAAAAACATCCAATCATCCCAACGGAAGAACCACAGACAAAGCTGCAAGTTTTCCCGATGAACGATTGGATGTAATGATGGTCATTTAGTAAATGCCACCGTATGGAAAATAGAAACCTAGACAGTTCTATTATACCACACGGGGGCGTTGACAGTGAACAGTCCAAGAAAAATAGAAAATCTGGATCAGGTACTTAATCAACTGGAAAAAAACAAAAATTACGTGATTGTGATTGATGGGATAAATCAAGTTGTTCAATTCACAGAGACGCCGGAACACGGAAGAACAATCGTTCAAACGTCAAAAGGCAATCTCTCAAGAATTGACTATGAGTACGGATATAAATTTTAACGCAGAGGGGACCGGTCCTCTCTGCAATATGGGAGGAACGGATATGAAAGAGAGAATCGAACGTCTTAAAAAACTGACATACATTTCTCAGAAGGAAATTGCTTGGCTTATTGAGCAAGCTGAACTTTCTGTTAAACAGCAGGAAATCATTGAGGAAAACAAGCGCCAGCAGGAAGTAACGGTTCATCAATTCCGGCAGGCTCAAAAGGACATTCAGCATCTAAGCGGGGAAAGCAGCCGATACAAACAGGCATTGGAGAAGATCATTACCAATCTCAATTTTGCGATAACAGTTGCTCAAAATGAATTGGAGGGTGATGTGAAATGAAAATTACAGTAGACAAAAAAGTGAAGAAGTTCTATCTAGCCCTTAGTAATACACGTAAGCCAGAGGATGGCAAATGGAAGCCGGCGGTTGGCCATGAGATTCAGGTTGGAAAATATCGTTTCTGCGCTATCCCATCGTTTGATCATATTAACGTATCAGAGGTAACAACCGGACTACAGGTTCTTAAAATTCCGATGACCTCTAAAATCTATCAGATGACAATCGACAAAGAAGACACGTTGAAATTTTTCGAGAGCGTTGGTAAGGATTTAATCAAAATCATCAATAAGCACAGCACGGCTGTTTTTGATAAATGTCTCATGGAGCAAAGAAAGCACATGTTCAGCAGGCTTGGCGAAATGCCACCGGTTGAGGTTTATGACATGGAGGGGGCTGCGGAATGATCCCTTTACAAGTAGAGCTTCAGCGGGCAGTCAAAGCCACAAAAGACGAAGCGATGACCATTTACGAGGCGGCCGAACACTTAAAGGTTAATGTCGAGAAAGTACCTATGATCGTTGCTCAGGCTGATGATCTGAAAATGATAGGCAATGACGCAATTATTGCAAAAAGAGACAAGACAAATGGCTGGCTCATTGGGGCGATGGTTTTGGTTTTATTCTTTGCAATCGCAGTCGGCTGGGAATAGGAGGATGACAGCTATGAAACAAGATTACAAGCCCGTTCTCCAGCAAGCAATTGAGGTTTTTGAACAGAAGTACGGTGACAACGGCAGGAACTATCTAATGTTCCTGCTGCAAGACAATCTAATGAAAACCGTCGGCGGGCGGAAATAAGGGAGAGAATAAATATGAATCTACAAAAAATGTTCGAAATGCAAAAGGCGCTTGATGAACGGATCATCAAAGAGAAGGGGCTGGAAGGTCAGGACTTGCTGCCGAACCTCATTCTTGCTTTACAAGTAGAGCTGGCCGAGTGTGCGAATGAATGGCGCGGCTTTAAGCATTGGAGTAATAATCAAAAGCCAAGAACAAATTTATCAACAACTGTTGGTGCGACTCCTCAAAATGCAGCCTTTTTCCGATGTGAAAATGACAATTGCGGAGAAATTTTAAGCAAAGAAGATTTTAAAAACTTATTTGAGCCTGATTATGAAGAGTGTCCTATTTGCAAAGTAGGTTATGTAAATGCTTTTCGTGATAAAAACCCACTGCTTGAAGAATACGTGGACTGTCTGCATTTTATCTTGAGCATTGGGAACCGGCTTGGCTACAACAATGAATCCGTTGACGAGTTGAAACGAACTACCACAAAAGGAACTGGTGTACATGCCTTTATGGATGTATTCAATGCAATTGTATATCTAAATGATGAAGTGATATGCACAACAATAGATAACGAATTAGCCCATTATAATTATGAAAATCTATTTTCTTTATTTAACTCATTGGGGGAAACACTCGGATTCACGCCTGAACAGATCGAATCCGCATACATGGACAAAAACGCCATCAATCACCAGCGGCAGCAGGAGGGGTATTGATGAACCACACCGACAACCCGATCATTTCAGCCGTCATCAGCAAATTAAACGCACAACAGGAAAAGGGGCTTGCCAAGTACGGCCAGCCCGTCCAAGTTAATGCCTATGATCTGCGCGGCTGGTTGCAGCACGCACTTGAAGAAACTCTTGACCAGGCAGTCTATCTGGAAGCGGCTATCCAAACAATTGAAGGGGGAAGAACAATGAAATTCTATGAAATCAATGAACCATATTACGCACTTCTCAAAGCGAAAGACGAGGCGGATGCTGAAAGGATTTACAACGAGCAAATTGCTGACACGGACGATTACGAAAATTTTCAAGACGATGAAATCCGAGAAGTAGAACGCGACTATGCACTCATTATGTTTTCGCAAACAAAGGATGAAGATGGGGAGCTTGTTTCTTACACTCGTATTTCAGAGGATTTCAACAACCCTGAAATTGAAGTCCTTATCATGGACGGTTCGCTTCTATGAACACAGCATACAGAGTTTGGGACGGCGAGCAGATGCATTATTGGGATGATCCGGGTATGAGTTTAGAGATTATGGGGACTCATTGGTTTTTACGGCATATGGACAGCGAAGGCCACAAGAATCTCATTACAGGAAGTCACGAAGAAGGATCGGTATTAATGTGGGGAATAGGGTTGAAGGATAAGAACGGAAAGATGATCTATGAAAAAGACATTGATATGAAAGACAACGAGCCGATGATTGTTGCACGCGTAAATGGGAACTCGGGTCTTAAATATCCCAGTGATTGCGATTACCATATTGATGATTGTATACATTGGGGAGCGTGTAATATCGGCGGCAACGTTTATGAACATCGTGTGTTATTGGAGGGTGTGGAGTGAAACGTGTGGTTCTGAAAGAGAATATGATTGATGATAATGAACTGGTTATTTTCGAAGCGGGCATATCTTATTCAGTCGTAGACAATGCAATAACAAATGAAAATGAAATAACGGTTCCATTAAAAGATATTTGGGTTGATTTTGAAACAGTTAAGGAGGGCCCGGAGTGACAAAAGAAGAATTGCACAGCTACTATTGCGAGGATTGTGAAGAATGGACATATATCAAAATGCTTAAATACCCAAATGGTGTTCATTGTGCACACTGTGGTACGGAGGGTGTTGCAATAAGCTCTGATGATTTCAAAAAATTGAAATGGGCATCAGAACAAAATTAAATAAGTCCAAGATGGAGACGTCTGCGGACACTAATCATTGTGCAGAGAAATCTGTGCTTTGGTTGGTGTCCGTTTTTTATTTGAACGGAGGGATGGCATGAAAAAGAGTAAGAAAAAGCCCAATAAAAACGCTCAGGAGCGTACTGAACGGTTTTGGCGGCAAATGATGGGTCAAGATAGACAAACACTGAAAAGAGGCAAAGGCGGGGCTTTAAAACGTAAATAAACGGGAGGGTAAAAATATGAAAAAGATTGATAAACAGAAAAATATGATTGATCAGTTGACATTAAATATTCCTCAGATTGACGAAGAAGCAACTAAATTAAAAGCAGAGAAGCTGCTTGATCAATACCGGTTATATCTCTTACAGGTGCCAGATGATTTTTTGCCAAAGGTTACACCTACTTATAGCATTGTTCCGCCAAGTATCACGAATGAGTTTCATTCTTCAACAGAAGAGGCAGCATTAAAGCGACTTAATTGGGAGATTCAGCGGGACAAATTCTTAAAAAGGATTCAAAGAGCTGTTAACCGTCTCTCTCAAAGAGAACGGCAGATCATTGTCATGCTCTATATGCAGCCGGAAGAAATGTATGATTATGAAGTGTATGCAGAAATGGACCTGAGCCAGCGCAGCTATTATCGTGTGAAGGCAAAGGCTCTATATCGGTTGGCATTTGCTCTGAGAGAAGAAGTATATAAGGATGGGGGAACCTCTGAATGAATTTTGTTCAGCCTATACGTGATCCGGAATGTATCTTCTACATCAAGAGGTTTTTAAAAGAGCAAAACATGAGGAATTACATGCTATTCGTGACCGGTATCAACTCAGGGCTCCGCATATCGGATATTCTGCAGCTTAGAGTAAGAGACGCGAAACGCCCTTATTTCAATCTCATAGAAAAGAAAACGAAAAAGAAAAAGAGAATCGACATGACGCCAGCTCTTCAAAGAGAATTTAAGGCCTATGTTGAAGGGAAAGAGGACCATGAGTTTCTCTTTAAAAGCCGTGAAGGGATTAACAAGCCAATATCCCGGTCGATGGCATACAAGATTCTCAGGGCGGCTGCTGAGTACGTTGGTTTAGATGACATCGGCACTCATACATTGAGGAAAACATTTGGCTACCACTTTTACAAACAAACAAAGGACGTTGCCATGCTTCAGGAGATATTTAATCACTCGGACCAACGGACAACCCTACGATACATCGGAATCAATCAAGACGCCATGAACAACGCTATGAAGAAATTTAAAATATAACCCGGCTCATCCAAAACAACAAGGATGGGCCTTTTTCTTTGCATTTTTCGTCAATTCCTCAAAAATAACAGGTGTGTAATTCATTTTAGAGATATTGGTTAAAAACAGAGAGGACAAGGGGTTGGCTCAGTTCGACGAGTTGCACAGTATAAAACATATGGGGAATTCGTGGATTTGTGGGTAACCATAGTAAAAAAATAACATCGGAATCCACATATTTGTTTATTTTGCCACTCCTAGGTGGTATATTTTTCATACGGACAGCCATATCCTTTACTATCCAACTTGTTCTTTAATTTGGCCGACAAGTCAGAAAGGAGGGATTGTGTTGTCACATCATCATAAGGAGGAATGGATGATGAAGGTTTTAGAAGCTCTTTGAGAAAATGAATCTTGTGAACAAGAAGTAATTACTGAAAGACATGCTGAATTTCAAGAATCAATTGAAGCCTTACAGGAATTGGGGGAACTGTTGGCTGATGATCTGTTTGAGGATGGAGAGATTGAGGATATAATCTCTCAAGCAAGGGAGTTTGCCAAGATAACATGACCGTAAAAGCAGTTATAGACACCTCTACATTAGTAGATGGGCTGATCAGAGGTTATAAGGATCCAGAGTATATAATTAGAAAACTAAAAAAAGGTGACTTGATTTGCTTATGACGGAGGAAATGGCAAAGGAACTTTTTATTGTCGTTTATGCCTTATTAGAAAAAGCAAAGAATTCTCCGAAACAGAAAGTTTCATTTAACCCCAAAAAGTATTTGAGAGCAGTAAGCGTATTTAGTTTGAATGCTACAAAAATAAAAACCAGTACCCAAATTACCTCATGCGTTGATCCGAATGATAATATGTTTTTAGAATGCGCGATTGATGGAAAAGCTGAGTATTGTATTTCCAGTGATTATAGTATCCATAATTTTAAAAATTATTCGGATAACGAAATTGAATTGGAATGGGTTAAAGACATAAAGATATTCCACCCTTCTGATTACGTATTGCATGATCAAGGAAAAATTAAGACGACGGGCGCATAAGCCGTGGTCTATTTTTTTGCATTATATAGGAGCAGAAAATGACAAATTATAAAGAGTTCAGTCGATCCGAATAGATGGAGATAAATCTTTGTTGCCATGATTGGAATTAATATGTATTAATAATATTTATGTTTTTGGGAGTGTTTGCTTATGGAGAAATTTATAGATTTGTTTAGTCAAGGATGGGTCGGTTCGTTGATAGGAGTTATCGGAATAATAATTGGTATTTTCATTTCGTTTTATTTCTATTCAAAGGGAAAAATCAAACGTGATTTTGCATATTTGCTAAATACTCGTAGAGTTGTTGGAAAAGACAATTTTGCAACTGAAGATATTGAGATTACGGTTAAAGGTAAGTCTGTTAATAAATTAGTTAATACAATAATCAAAATTAGAAATAATGGGAACCAAACAATTAATGGTCAAGATACTTCCGTGAAAGATCCTATAAGATTTGAAGTTAGTAGCGATGAAGAGATTATTTCTGCGTCAATCCTAAATCAAACTAAATTTACAAATGACATATCAGTTAAACATAATGCCAATGAGCTTAATATATTGTACATAGAATTTGACTATTTAGATCCCGGAGATGGGGCCGCAATAGAGGTTTTACATACAGATAACACCGGTCCTCATGAAATAAAAGGTACTATTAAAGGTGTAAACTCTTTTAAAAATTATACAGACAATACTTTAGAGAAACGCACTCAAACGTTTATATTGTGGACTGCGCTAATACAAGGATTAATGATAGCTGGTATTGGTAGTCGGGATTCAATAGAATCTGTTTCTCGTTCTGCCATGTTATTATATAACATAATAATGTTAGTAATATCATTATGCATGATTACAATAAGTTTGTTGATTTTTAAAGATAGAATAAAGGAAATGAAGTACTTAAGATTTATTAATGATAAATAATAAAATGGCATAAACTTGGCAGGATAAAGGCACACCATTTCTTTTTAAGTAAGGTATCATGGTAATAGATAATAAATCGACAGGCGCTTTCCCAATTAGGAGGGCGCCTTTTCATTGGAATTTATCCCTAAAAAACTATGTACTAAATATTCTATTATGGAGGTAGTGCCGTGATTAAGGAAAGTAAGCTGCCATTTATAGAAACACTTGTGTCTCTTGGATGCTATGAAGGAGAAAAGGGAGCAGCTTTGTATGATATGTCGGTTCCTGAATAAACTAAATTGTTCGTTGAAACAAGATGTAAGCTTGTTCGTAAATAATTCGACAAATTCCGCAAATTATTCCTTATTTCTTCTCTTTCGCCGATAATATATGGTGGGAGTGAAAGCAATGAATAAGCAAACGACAAAAATTAATTGGGATTATGTTTTTTGGATTATTATTTTTTCGATAATACTATTTGATCTTATAATTTATGCTGGTGTAACTAAAGCTTTCTTTGGTGAAATTGATACCACAATATTATCTGCCTGTATTGCATTTATAGGTGCAATAATTGGAGGAGGTATAACATTTATAGGTGTTAAAAAGACAATCAAAGCTAATGAAGATTTATACTACAGAAATGAATTACCAAAACAACTATATAGGCTTGATAAGGTAATAACAGATGTTGATATGATTAATAAATTTGAACTTCGGGGAGTTAGGCACAACAATTATATAAATGATCGATACTTTTTTTCTTTGACTGGACAATTAAAATTAGAAAAAAGAGATTCATATAAAGAGTTTACAGTTGATTACTTAGAGAAATTTAAAGATGAACTTATATTTGTAGATGGTGAAGGATATAAAATTTGGATTGAGTTTAAAGAAAAAATCATTGCTATCGAAAAGTATTACAATACTGCAGAAGTTTTAACCCAAAAATTTCATAACGAACATGGTCATGAATATATGCAAGGTGATTTTAATGGGGATTTAGATAAATTAAGTAAAAAAATACAAGAACTAAAGGATAACGTAGACCAATTGGAAGTAAACTTTTTTGAGGAGTTAAGTCAAATATATATAGAACTTCAAAATAAATTAACCTCAAAGCAAGATCGAATGATTAAGGAAATGGATTTCTAGTATGACAGGCCTCTTTTGGAGGTCTATTTTTATTTACGCAGGTGATAGAATGCTAAAATCATTAAAACCTTGTGGTGAACCCTGTTGCTCTAACCTGACTCGAGAAAGTTACTGCGAACAGCACATGCGAACTAAACCAGCCTATGATCAATACCGGGAGTCCGCTACCAAACGGGGGTACAACAGCAAGTGGAGGCAGGCACGTCTTGGCTACCTGTCAAAGCATCCATTTTGTGTATCGTGCATGATGGAAGGTAGACGGGTGCCGGCAACAGTAGTCGATCATATCAAACCGCATAAAGGAGACAAGAAACTCTTTTGGGACTCAGGCAACTGGCAACCCTTATGTGCGCCGTGCCACAGCAGAAAGACAGCGAAGGAGGATGGAGGATTTGGGAACAGAACATCAAACGTGCATGTGTGATGAATGTGGAACAATGCTCTTGGTCAGAGGGTGCTCAAAGGTCAGGAAGCATGACGACGGCATCCGTGAGCAATATCAAGTGTCCTCGGTGTCGGACTGAGTATACATCCTATTACACCAATGCTGACATAAGACGTATGCAACAGAAGGTAAAGAAACTGTTTGCTCTTCGTGCAACGATGAAAAAGGAAACAGCATTCGATCTGTATACAAAGAAATTAACAGAAGAACAAAAGAAATTAGAAGCCGCCATGCTGCAGTTGAAAGAGAAAATGAGCACCCCCCACCCTAAAATCTCTGAGGGATGAACGCCGGAGACCGCGCTCCCCTCCCCATTTTGAAAAATTCCCTAAATGAAAATTCGGAAGGAGGTGAGGGAATGGCTAGACCACGGCAACCTGTTGACTTGCTACTGGTAAAAGGGAAGAAACACCTGACACAGCAAGAGATTGAGGAACGTCGAGCACAGGAAATAAAGGCACCAAACGACAAAGTAAAAGCTCCATCATATTTGCCAAAAGACTTAAAAAGAGAGTTTAAAAAGATAGCGGACGAGCTGAAAAACATCGGGATTATGACGAATTTAGATGTTGATGCGCTTGCCCGTTTTTTGTTTGCCCGGAAATTATATTTGCAAGTAACAGAGCAATTGCTTGAACGGGGTCCGATGAAAACAGTGATCGTTAGAAAATTTGACGATGAAGGGAATGTAATAGGAGAAGAAGAAAAACTTGTTCCCAATGATGACTATTCTGAACTATTGATAAACCAAGACAAGTTGTTTAAACAATGCCGGCAAGCTTCAAGTGATTTAGGGCTGACCATTTCCTCTCGCTGTAAACTCGTTATCCCGAAAAAAGATGATGGGAAACCGAAGTCAAAAGAGGAAGAACGGTTCGGGGGCCGCATGTAATGCAAGAAATTACTGCCGAAATTCTCATAGAACGGGTATGGTCATACGCTGAGAAAATCCGTTCCGGTGAAATCAAGGCAAGCAAAAAACACAGATGGGCAGTTGAACGCTTTTTTCGAGATGTTGAACGCCTCGCAGATGATGACTGTCCTTATTATTTTGATGCTGAGGCTGTTGTCGATTTTTATGAATGGGCGCGGCAATTCAGACACGTCGAGGGGATTCTTGCCGGACAGCCGATTGAGCTTACAGACTTTCAGCTTTTTATAGCGGCTAATATCTACGGTTTTTATAAAAAAGAAAACGGTGCTCGGCGATTTCGAAAAGTTTATATCCAGTTGGCCCGGAAAAATGCGAAATCACAGTTTCTTGCTTTAGTGGCGTCATACGAGATTTTTCCAACGCAAGAAAAACACCGGGTATTTATCGCTGGCTGGTCCAGAGAACAATCCGATGAGGTTTATCAAGCCATACTCGAACAGCTGCATCATGCGCCCATACTGAAAGGGAAATACTCCTCAGCCAATGGGCGAGTAAAAAAATACAAGACAAACTCCATCATTCAGCCTTTATCTCGAGAAGCCCGGAAGTTAGGGGACGGGAAAAACCCATCTATTGGGATAGTGGACGAATATCATGCTCATGAAACAAGTGAAATTTATGATGTTCTTGATAGTGGTATGGTCGCCCGCCGCAGCCCGTTAATGGCTGTTATTACGACAGCCGGATTTCATATGGAAAGGCCGTGTTTCAGGGAATATCAATATACAAGTAAAATACTTGATCCGGACATTGACACGGAGAATGATGATTATTTTGTTATGATCTGTGAGCTTGATCCAGAGGACGATATAAAAGACGAATCAAATTGGATTAAAGCTAATCCGATTGTTGCAACGTACCCAGAGGGTATGGAGTCATTGCGAGCTGCCCTTAAAGTAGCGCTTGAAGTTCCGGAAAAAATGAGAAGCTTCTTGACTAAAAATATGAATCGGTGGGTTGATCAGAAGGATAATGGATATATGAACATGACAAAATGGCGGGCATGCAGCGATGAAATTCCTGATTTACAGGGCATGTCAGTTTATCTGGGGCTTGATCTGTCCATGACTACAGACTTAACATCCGTTGGATATGTGGCTGTGCAAGAGGGGTTGTACTACGTTGGTCAACATTCCTTTATGCCTGAGGCACGAGCCAAGGAAAAAATGGCAACAGATAAGGTGCCATATGATTTGTGGAAAGAGATGGGTTACATTACGTATACGGCAGGGGAAGCGGTTGATTATCAACGAGTCGAACAATGGATCATAGAATTTATTCATAAACATTGTTTTCGACCGCAAGAGATCGTATACGATAAATGGAACGCTCTTCATTTAGCCCAACGTCTTGAATCAAAAGGGCTGACGACAGTCGAAATGCCGCAAAGAATAAATCATCTTTCATTACCAACAAAGAGTTTTCGAGAAAACGTTTATGAGGGGAAAGTCATACACAGTGACGACCCGGTTTTAACATGGGCCATTAATAATGCGATTACTAAAATTGATCCGCAGGAAAATATCATGCTGGATAAAGCAAAATCGAAGCAAAGGATTGACCCTATTGCAGCGGTTATAAATGCGTATGCCCGTGCGATGTACTTTGGCAATAGTGGAAGAGTTGATTTGAATGAACATTTTGGGTCCGGCAATTTCAGTTTTTAGGATGTGAGAAGTATGAAAAAGGTTAGTGCCTTTTTTACAGCCATGTTTAACCCTAGAGTTATGAAAAGAGGGTTTTCTTTTTTCTTGTTGATATTAAATGATCTGCTGTTCATTACGGGTGCAGGCTTTATCTTGACAGCTGCTTATAGATGGAATACAAACATCGGTCTTATTCTGACGGGTGTCTTTTTTATGTTTTATGCCTATCTTCTGACCAAGAAAGCGAGGTGAAATAATTGCTAATAGATCGGATGTTTGAAAAACGGTCCGGTTCAACGGATATAGACGGTTTCAATGATTTATTTGTAAATTTATTCGGCGGCCGGAAAACAGCAAGCGGCGAAACTGTAAATGAAAGAAATTCATTGGTACAGCCTGACGTTTTTGCATGCGTGAACGTATTATCAGATGATATTGCAAAGCTCCCGATTCATACGTTTCAAAAAACAGAAAACGGCATAGAACGTAATCCGGATCATCCCACTGCCTACGCTGTTTATGCACGTCCTAATCCTTATATGACGGCTTTTGTATGGAAAAAGTTGATGATGACGCAAGTGCTGACGTGGGGAAATGGTTACTCATATATCCAATTCGGTGAAAACGGTTATCCAAAAGCGCTGTCTCCTTTACGTCCTGAAACTACAAACGCTTATATTAGTCCGAATACGGGCATGTTGTGGTATCAAACGGTGGTCAATGGAAAGGCCGTGGAGCTGTATGATCATGAAGTGCTGCATTTTAAAGGACTTTCAACAGATGGCATACACGGAAAATCACCCATAGGGGTAGTGCGGGAACATATCGGGGCACAATCGGCAGCCACAAAATACAATGCCAAGCTGTATAAAAATGAAGCAACACCACGCGGAATCTTGAAAGTTCCTGCTTTTTTAGATGAGAAGCCTAAAGAGAATGTTCGTAAAGAATGGAAAAGAGTAAACCAGGGTGAAAATATTGCGATTATCGACAATGGCTTAGAATATCAATCTATTTCTATGCCATTGCAAGAAGCTCAATTTGTCGAGTCTATGAAATTTAATAAAGCGCAAATTTCAATGATCTATAAAGTGCCGTTACATAAACTCAACGAATTGGATAAAGCAACCTTCTCCAATATTGAGCATCAGTCTATTGAATATGTCAGAAATACTCTTCAGCCGTGGATCGTGAATTTTGAACAAGAACTTAACGTCAAATTATTTATGGATCACAGCCAGAGAAGCGGCCATTACGTGAAATTTAATGTCGACAGTGAGCTGCGGGGAGATAGTCAGTCACAGGCAGAGTATTTTAAAACAATGCATGAAACCGGAGTGCTGAATAAAAACGAAATTAGAGAGCTCATTGAACGCAATCCGATTCAACACGGTGACAAATATCTCGCCAGTTTAAATTATGTGTTCCTTGATTTCATGGAGGAATATCAGCGTCTTAAAGCTGGCGGTGCCGTGAAAGGGGGTGACATCAAGAATGAAGGATAAAGAGGTCCGGCAGTTAACAACACCCATTGAAATACGTTCAGAAGGTGAAGGGCAAAGCGAATTTGTCGAAGGATACGCCTTGAAATTTGAAAAATGGTCAGAGCGTCTTGGATGGTTCAAGGAGATTATCAGCAGGAATGCACTTGATTCAGCCGATCTTTCAAACGTTATTGCTCTTTTTAATCATCAGCAAGACTTTCCTTTGGCGAGAAATACTGTTTCAGGCGATTCTGGGCGTCTTGACCTTGAAATAGATGGAATAGGTCTCAAATTCAGATTTAAGCCCTCAGACACGTCATATGCTCGTGATTTAATGGAGAATGTCCGCAGCGGTGTTATTAATCAATGCTCTTTTGCTTTTTCACTCGATTATGGAGACGCAGAAGCGGACGAGTGGCGGCTGAATGAAGATGAGGACATCTACGAGAGAAGAATTAACAAAATACATCGTATTTTTGATATATCTCTTGTGACGACGCCGGCGTATAGCGATACAGAGGCAGTCGTAGGCGCCCGCAGCTTGGAAAAAGTGGAGCAATTGAAGGAGAGCCGCAACGCATCAGATGAAACATTAAAAATGGAATTGGAATTACTTGACCTTGTACTCCCGGAGTAAGGTCTTTTTTTGTGTCTAAATAAGGAGGAAACCTATATGCCAATGCAAATGAGCAAAAAAGAAATTCAATTAAGACAGCAATTTACTGAAAAGAAGCAACAAGCAGACAAGGCGCTGCAGGAGGGGAAAACAGATGAGGCCCGTGCCTTGCTTGATGAAGTGAAACAGCTCAAGAATCAAATCGAATTGATGACCGAAGGACGTTCACTTGATGTGCCTGACTTGCCGGGTGGTGTGAATTTTGTGCCGGAGCAGGAACGTAATCCAGAGGGTAGGACAGGTGATACAGGAGCAAAAGAGGAGCGTCAAAAGATGTTCGCTCAAGCATTCATGAAGTCCCTTCGAGGCAAGCGTTTAACTGATGAGGAACGTGACTTATTTGAAAGTGAAGAGTTTCGGGCAATGTCCGGTAAAAATGAAGAAGATGGCGGCATCTTAATTCCCGAAGATATTTCTAGACTGATCAAAGAGTTAAAAAGGGAGCAAGTACATCAGTTAGAGCAATACGTGACTGTTGAGCCGGTTGCAACTCGCTCAGGAAGCCGCATGCTTGAGAAAAATAGTGATTTGACTCCGTTCGCAGTTCTTGAAGAAATGGACGAGATTCAAGAAACGGATCAGCCGAAATTCACTAAACTCTCTTATAACATTGTTGATTATGCCGGTATCTTGCCACTTTCAAATACATTACTGCAAGATACGGATCAAGCAATCATGGCCTATGTTGCTAAATGGTTTGTAAAGAAATCAATCACAACGCGTAATGCTTTGATTTTGGCGATTCTTGATAGCTTGAAAAAAGTAGAATTTAAAGGGCTGGACGCAATTAAAAAAGCTTTAAACGTAACGCTTGATCCTGCTATTTCATCAGGCGCAATCATCATGACTAACCAAGACGGCTTTGACTATCTTGATCAGTTAAAGGATGCAGACGGCAAATATCTACTTAAAGACATCCCTTCTGAACCGACAAACAAAATGCTATTTGGCCGTCGGGTAGTGGTCATTTCAAACAAGATTTTAAAAACAAAATCAGGGAAAGCGCCTGTCATTGTTGGCGATCTAAAAGAAGCGATTGTTTTATTTGACCGCCAGCAACAATCAATTGCCTCTACTGATGTCGGGGCCGGTGCATTTGAGACAAATACTACTAAAGTGCGTGCAATTGAGCGTGAAGATGTGAAGTTGTGGGATTCTGAGGCTGTAGTGTTCGGTCAATTGACGTTGCCAGCTGAGTAATAAAAGGAGGGTTATCATGCGAGTAACTAAAAACTACACCACTGATGGCGGAGATCGTACCGTCATTGGCGGTGTTTTAGACATCGACGGTGGAACTGTTATGAAGGATGGTCAGGAAATTTCATTAGGCGGCGGAAATCAAACCGAAATGGGTGCAGGCAGTGTAACTCATGAAATGCTGCAGGATAAATCAGTCCGCAGCAACAATATAGGCGCCGGAAGCGTAATGGAAGAGCACTTGAATTCAGCTATCAAAGAAAAACTTTCAGGTTTAGAAAACAGATTGAAAGCATTAGAGACAGCGAAAACAGAAGCAGCTGCAACTGAATGAAAAATATAAAAGAAAAGGATGAGTGAAGATGGCAGAGGATTATCTTTATGAGAGTGGCGGAGTAAAAACATCATCTGAAAAGGGCGCTGACGGAAAAGCAATCACGCCTGTTTATTTAAAAGAAAACAGCGAGGAAAACCCTGTGTATGTGAAAGGACTTCAAGGCGAACCCGGACCCCAAGGTGAACCCGGACCCCAAGGCGAACCCGGGCCCCAAGGTGAACCCGGCCCCCAAGGTGAGCCCGGACCTCAGGGTGAGCCCGGACCAAAAGGCGATCCAGCTGTAATTGAAGAAGGCTCTATTACTCACGAAATGTTGGGGGACAAGTCTGTTCGCAGCAATAACATTGGCTCTGGAAGTGTCATGATGGACAATTTAAATTCAGATGTAAAAACAGTATTTGACCAGCTGCAGAAGCAAATTGATGAGCTGAAAAATGAGGTGCAGACACTTAAAGGAACAGATGATGCGCCACAAGAATAAGGCGGTGTATCCTAAATGGATTTAGAGGCTATTAAAAACTATTTAAAGGTCGAGCATGAAGAAGATGATCGCCAGCTCTTGAGACAAATAGCTGCGGCCAAAAGCTATATCATCAATGGAATAGGCCGGTATATAGAAGGGCACCCGCAATTTGAGCTGGTACTTCAAATGCTTGTTGAACATTGGTATGAAAACAAAGGGATATATGAGTCCGGGGGCACCGGCTCGTCTATCCCTTTTACTGCTGAAAATATATTGACGCAGCTGCGTTATATATCTGTGGAGGAACAAGAAGATGAGAAAAAAGATCAGCCAACTCCGGCACAGACTGACCTTTCAAAAGAAGGAGTCAACACAGGATGAAGAGCTGAATTGGAATGAGGGATATATTGATCTATTCACTGTATGGGGATCGATAGAAGGATTTAGTTCTCTTGGAAACAATCAAACTGTTATCGCGGGAGCATTGGGAGTCAAATCACCGAAAAAGATCACAATTCGTTATCGGGATGACGTTCAACAAGATATGAGGGTTGTGAAATATGTCGGCCAAAATGAAAAGAATGAACCGGTGTTCCGCACCTTTGATGTAATAGATTTTAATGATCCTGAGGATAACAAGGAAGAGCTTGAGATCATGTGTCAGGAGGTTGGTTTGAATGGCTAATATGGACATTGACGGCCTTGATGATTTAACGCAGTATTTTGAAAAAATCGGCGGAGACGTTGAAAAGGTTGAACCTGTAGCATTGAAGGCTGGCGGTGAAATTATTGCTGAACGGCAGCGCGGCCACGTTAACCGAAGTGATAAACAACAACCCCATATGCAGGACAATATCACAGTCTCAAATGTAAGAGAATCGAAGGACGGCGAGAAATTTGTTGCTGTTGGTCCGAATAAAAAAGTAGCGTTCCGAGGGAAATTCTTAGAGTGGGGCACTTCAAAAATGCCGCCGTATCCGTTCATAGAAAAAGGTGGACAAGAAGGGGAGGGGCCTGCTGTGGATTTAATGGAACGAATACTTACAGCGCCGATCAAATGACGATGGACCCGGTTCGTGAATTGGTCAAAACTCTTACGTCCAGTTCTAAATTAGATGAATTAGTAACGGGCGGAGTTCATAACCTTACCGCAAATGATGTGAATGCTTTTCCGAGAGTCGTATTTTATGAGCTTAAAGATGCTGATGCCGGTTATGCAGATAATAAAGCATACTGTTTTGAAGTTCGGTTTCAGATTAGTATATTCACTCAAGCAGCTTCGCGGAAATTTGAAAAGCCGATTGCTAATGAAATAGATAAGTTAATGCGTTCAATCGGTTATGGCCGGTATGATTCGCAACCATTATACGAAGAAGACACCAAAGTCTATCACAAAGCAATGAGATATGTAAAAGGCTATTTTAGGGAGGAAGAATAGATGGGAAAAATTTTAACCGGACTGGATATGTTCCATATCGCAGAAGTTCTGAAAGATACAAAAGATGAACTTGAGTTTTCAGTTCCAGAGGAATTACCAGGTGCAGTTAGTATGAAACTTGACCCGAAGTCTGAAACGGAAACTTTCTATGCGGATAACGGTGCGTATGCACAGTTAAGCAGCTTAGGAGACATTGACGGAGAAATGGAAGTCGCAGATTTACCCCTTGATATGCAGGCGAGGATTTTTGGGAAAACGGTTGAAAATGGCATTCATTTCTCTAGTGCAGATGACAGGCCACTAGAGATTGCGCTGGGTTTCCGTGCAAAAATTTCAACTGGTGGCTACCGTTACTATTGGGCTTTAAAAGGGAAGCCGGAATTAGTACCAGTTGAACATAAAACGGAGGAAGGAAAACCGTCGCCTCAATCTACTCAAGTGAAAATTAAATTTAGTCCACTGACAAATGTGAAAAAAGGAAAGAGAAGATGGGAAGCCAAAGCTGAAGAAGGAAACGGCATTAATGCTGATACTTGGTTCAGACAAGTTGTCTATAACAAAGACAGTTTTACTTCTGGCGGAAATGACGAAGTTGTTGACGTTGGTAAATAAGTAAACTGAGCGCTTTAAGCGCTCTTTTTTCTTGAATTAAAAGGAGGAATGAAAGTGGAGGCTTTAACAATCACTTTAAGAATTGACGGGAAAGACAAAAAGTTCGTGACACCAGACTTCATTTCCGGAAAGTTGTTTCGTAGTGCTGCGGCTATTGCAGAAGATTTTGAATCTAACGATACTGATAGGTTGTTTACTGAAAAACAAAATGAATTTGTCTGTAATGTATTCGGAAATAAATTCACGCTTGATCAATTTGAAGAGGGAATTGATTCCCGACTAGCTGGAAGAACAATTTATGCTACTGCAAATTATGTTCTTGGGAACATAACAGAAGCCAGCGCTCTGTTAAATCCGAACCAGAATGCAGATGGTGAAGAACCGGGGGAGTAAGTTTGTCCGAGGCTGTCATGGATATGTACAACGCCTTGGAAGAAGTCGGGTTCTCCCAAAACCAAATTGACGAAATGGACATTGTGTATCATCTCAAACGGTTGGCTAGGAGAAAAGAAACAACTGAAAATCCGAAAACTAATGAGAATGATCAAGTGTACATAGATCAGATTTTAGGATAAGGAGGTGCCCGATTGAGCAAGGATATTAAAGTCAAACTGTATTCCAATTCATCGCAGTTTAATACTGAAATGCGTGGTATTGCTGTCCAGATGAAAAATATCAAATCAGAGTTTGAGAAGAACCGTACAGCAGTTGGCGTATGGGGGAATCAGTTAAAGACTGCCCAAGTAACAGCCCGGACTCTTAGCCAACAGCTTGAGCAGCATAAACAAAAAGTAAAAGCACTTCAAAGAGCATATGCAGATGCAGCAATCAAAAAAGGGAAGGATGCAAGAGAGACACAATCTCTTGCCCGCCGACTGAATAATGCAACAGCTCAGATGAACAGAACGCAGCACGCTTTGAATGAAACAACTCAGAAAATCAAAGAAATGGAAAGCGCATCAAGAAGAGCTGCAACACGTATCAGGCAGATGGGTCAGCGCATGAATTCTGTAGGCGGAACAATGCGGAATGTTGGATCATCAGTAGCAATGACATCGGGTGTGGCCTTCGGTGGCTTAGTTTTGACATTCAAAGATGCCATACAAACAGGTATGGAATTTGAAAAACAAATGAGTAAGGTACAAGCGATCTCTGGCGGAACAGCGTCAGAGGTAGCCAAATTGAAAGAGCAAGCAAAAGAGCTCGGTGCAACCACTGTCTTTACAGCAAGTCAGGCGGCGGATGCACAGGGCTTTTTAGCTATGGCTGGATTTAAAGTGAATGATATTTATGATGCTATGCCGGGGATGCTCAGTCTTGCGGCTGCTGGTCAATTGGAGCTGGGCGCGGCGGCAGATATTACGTCAAACATCATGTCGTCTTTTGCTCTGAAAGCAAAAGAGTCAGGTCACGCTTCGGATGTCATTGCTTATGCAGCTGCTAACGCAAACACAAATGTAGAGCAGATGGGTGAAGCCATGAAATTCTTGGCACCTAATGCTCATTCACTTGGATGGGGTATGGAGGAATCAGCTGCTGCCATTATGGCCTTTGGTGATTCTGGTCTCCAAGGAACTTTAGCAGGACAAGCGTTTGGAACATCTTTAACCCGCCTTGCAGCGCCTTCCAGAAAAGCAGCCAAGGAAATAGAAAGATTAGGCTTTAATTTCTTTGATGCTGCTGGGAATATGAAGAGCATGCCAGAAGTAGTCGCTGAGATGGAAAAAGGCATGAAGGGCATGACGAAGGAGCAGCAGGCAGCTACACTGAAAACAATTGTGGGTGCCGAGGCGTATAAACATTGGACAATTCTTCTTCAAAAAGGGTCGAAAGCCCTCGGAGATAATACAAAAGCTCTTGAAAAGTCAGACGGGGCAGCCAAAAAGATGGCGGATACCATGCTGGATAATGCACATGGTAGTATCGTAGCGTTTGAATCGGCTCTTGAAGGCGCGAAAATAAAGCTTACCGAGAGCCTGTTGCCGGCACTTGGTGATTTAGCTGATAAAGGTGCCGATATTATATCCACTTTTAACAATATGGATTCCAGCACCGTTCAAACGATTGCCAAAACCGCACTTCTTGCCACAGGAGTTCTAGGCGTAACAACAGCCGTTGCAACGTTAACAGCTGGTATTGGAGCCCTCCTTGCATTCACCGGACCAATTGGTTTGGCAATTGTCGGCGGAACAGCTCTTCTCGGAGGAATCACTGTTGCTACTTATGCTTACAACGAAGAATTAAAGAATCAAAAGAAGAAGCAGGAAGAGGCACGGGAAGCTGCATTGCTATATGGTGAAGGGGTTTCTAAAGCGACTCAAAAGTCAGCAGCTGCTTATGTTGATTTGAGAGAAAAAGCTGAACTTCAATTATTTGAATTGAGCCGGGTTTCTGGTGAAGAAGCAGAAAAAATGTCTTCTAAACTTGTAACCACTTATTCTCAAATGCGGGACAGTCTAATCAAGGAACTTGAGGGATTAAAGAAAGATGCGTTGGTTGTTCTCAAAGGGTTATTTGAAGATACAGACGAGAATACCAAGAAACAAGGCGAAAAGATCACAGATAAGATGGTCGGCGCTATTGATAAGGACATGCAGGAAGCCCGCAAAAAGGTAAAAGAATTAGAACAGCTACAGAAGGACACGGGTCTTGTATCCTCAAAAATGAATGAATCGCAAAAGGCTAAATTCAATGAGATTCTTTCATACTTTGAGCAATCTACAAGTAAGTTTGCGGCCAATCAAAAAGAAGCTATCGCCATGCAAAAAGCTGTTTCCGAGCAACAAGGGAAACTATCATTCAAACAGGCGAAACAGTACAACGATGATATTAAGAAGGTTTATGAAGATGGACAAAAAGCAGCCAAAAAGGACTTGGATTATCGGAATGATGTCATTGAAAAACTATATGCACAGGGCTATATTGATGCAGAAAAACGCAATACTTTGCTCAGTAAGAGCACAGCTGATTATGACAAGGCTTTAGCGAAAAACACAGCTGCTTATGAAAAGAATTCAAGTGCTCTCTTCTCAAAAATGTCGAGAGACGGACAACTATTAGATTTAGAGACTGGAAAAGCATTAAAGCGACAAGATGAATATATTTCTAACTCAATGGGGATTATGGTCAAAACTGAGGAATCTGAATCCGCCTATCAAGAACGTTGGGCCAATAAACAGATTGAGTTTCTCCAAAGTCTAGGTAAAAGCAAAGAAGAGGCCATTGCTACCACACAGCAGGCACTTCAAGAGTTTTATCAAGGCGTTGGGATGACAGAAGGCGAAGCGCGAGCAGAAGCAAGTAAAGTTGTCTCAGCTGTTGAAGATGAAATGAATAAGCCTGGTAACACGCAAGCTGCCGGTCAGAAGGTTGTTCGCGACTTTGCCAGCGGCTTAAAACAAGCAAAGCCGGCCGTTGTGGGAGAAGGAACAGTTTTACAGCAGGCTTTAAATAATTCATTGAAGTCTGATACTTCTACACCTGCCCAAGCTGGTAAGTCTAAAGGGAACGCATTCAAATCAGGTTTGAATTCCACAAAAAACTCTAATGTTCAAAGTGGATCGGTCTTGCGTCAGGCTGTACTGAGTGAGCTCAACAAAGGCGGAGGACAGGCCAGTTCAGCTGGTCAGAACAAGGGGAATAAACATAAATCCGGTTTGAACTCAACGAAAGGAGCAAACACCTCTGCAGCTGGTTCACTCAGTTCATCCGTGACAAATACTCTTGGGAAAACTACAGATGGTGGCGGAGGTAAGAAAGCCGGGACCATGTTTTCGAGTGGAGTGAACAGCAAAAAAGGAAGCGCGAGCAGTGCAGGGAAGAATGTTTCCAACAGCGCGAAGACAGGTTTGAAAAGCGCTAAAACAAACAGTGTAGGCCAAGACTTTGTAACTGGTTTTATCAATGGAATGGGATCTCTAAATGGATCACTTGTGAGTGCCGCATGGAAACTTGGGAAATCTGCACTTAGTTCATTAAAGAAATCCATTGACTCGCATTCTCCGTCAAAATTGACTCAATCAGAAGGTCATAACTTTTCTGATGGTTTTGCAATTGGGATTCAAGATAAAGCTAAAACAGTGAAGAAAAGTGCTGTTTCCATGGCTCAAAGCACAATGAGCTCATTTAAACAGGAACTTAGCCAGATGGCTTTTGACATAAAGGGCGCGGCCGATCAGCTGATTTCCATGAAATCGGAACTTGTGGTTAGAAACGAAGTAGATACCCCATCGTTAAACCAGAAGCTTGATGCTTTGATCACGCTTTTATCCAAGGGACTTACAGGTGATGGAAGAGGAAGCGCAGGGATGGCACAAACTCCGATTGTCATTCAGCCTGCACAAGTTCATATGGATGGTCAGCATATTGCAAATATCCTGTTTGAAAAAGGAGATGGGAAGATTCTTGATCAAAAGAGCGCGGACCGTTACAACCAGAGTGCCTATAAAGGTGGGGTGAGAGGCTAATGCTTGATCTATATATAGATTTTAACGATGGGAAGGGGGAGCGAGAGCTGACAAGCTTGCTCCCTCGTTTTAGTGTGAGGGGTTTTACACCCGACTCTCCCAATATTGAGCGAGAAACAACAACGATGTCGAGGATAAACGGATTGGTCTTGCCGCAGCATCCCCGGGATGTTGTGTATAAGGAGCGAAGTATAAAAGTTGAATTTCTTCTTGATTCAATTATTGCTGAGACGTTTTACCAGAACAGGCATGAACTTTATGCCTTGTTAGTTCAGCCGTTTCCCTATTACATTTCAACGGATTTGTTTCCTAACCGTCGTTTTCTTGTTACTTGTGACGGGAATTTCTCTATCCCGAAAGATAAGCAGAAAAATCATGCAACATTCACTGTAGAGTTTACAGACATTCTTGGACTGGCTGAATCTAAATTCACATCGTCTACCCCTCAAAACTTTTCCGGAGAGCATTGGAGTTCTGGCATGGGAATTTTAATGAGGGATGATCTTGAATATCACTTCAAAAACAAAAAGCGATTCAGCATTTATAATCCGGGGGATGCTATTGTAAATACTTTGCAGCATAACTACAATGTTACCTTTTGGGCGAAAGGGAAGAATGTCACAATAGTCAATCACACGAACGGTGAAAAGCTAAAGATTGAACAAGAGCTTCAACGATCTCAAAAGGTAACGTTCATCAAACAATATACAGTGATTAATGATAAACGAATTAAAACTTCTGGCCGGCTTCCGTCCTTAGATATTGGATGGAACGAGTTTGAAATACAAAACTCGAATGATTTTGAAATCAAATTTGATACCCATTTTTATTACAAGTAAGGAGGGATGATATGGCTGCAGCAGACTTTATTAAAAACCTTGTACCCGGCGCACAAAATGTATACAAAAAATACAATGTTCTCGCCAGCCTTGTCATCGCACAGGGGTGTCTTGAGAGTGCGTACGGTACAAGTGGACTTGCTCAAAAAGCTCATAACCTTTTCGGCATAAAAGGGACCTATAACGGTCAATATGTCTTGATGTGGACAAGCGAGCAAGACAAATACGGAAACGTTACTCGGATACAAGCGAAGTTTAGAAAGTACCCCTCCTATGCTGAAAGCTTAGCTGATTTAGGAAGCTTGTATAACCGTCTTGATCGGTATAAGGCGGTAGTTGGTGAGAGCAACTATAAAAAAGCATGCCAAGCAGTAAAAGACGGCGGATATGCTACAGATGTGAACTATCCGAGCAAGTTAATCAGTATCATAGATAAATATAATTTGACGCAATATGACAACATTACGACGCTGCCTGACGAACCAGATGTACCAGATAACCCGGTTGAGGAACCTGTATTTCCAAGTAAAGAATATGCGGGGAAAGACGTTTCTTTAAATAAAAACTTGCCTTCAGACGTTGATTTTCCTCAATTGTTTGTTTCTACGACGGACGGAACGGATGTTGTTGAAATAACAGGGGTTATTGTTGATTTGACAGATGACACAACGGGAAAGAAAAGCTTCACCTTCACTATTACAAAAACTCAGCAGAATGCAGCTGAATTTGATCTTTTAATAAACGACAATATCCTTTATATCGACGAGAGGAAATTCAATCACCAAAAATACTACATTACGGATGTTGACCTGAAACAATCAAAAAATGTAATCACGAAAACGATTACCGCGAATCATATCTATTCTGTGCTTTTAGTCGAAAACCGTGTTGAAGAAACTGTATCTAAAAAGCTAAAGCTAAAAGAGGCGCTTGATATTGCGTTAAAAGGGACGGACTTCACTTATATATTAGAAGCTCCTGAAAGTGATTTCCCATCGGCAGAAGAAGAGAATTTCGGAGAGAAAAACAGCACAGAATTGATGGATCAGATCATAGAGGATTATGACTTAGAAATTGATGTTGATAATTATAAGATCCATGTTTACAAGAAAATGGGGCAGGAAGTAGACTTCACGCTTGATTCCCGTTATAACATGCCGGGAATTAACATTAAAACAAACTCGCAAAACTGCACGACTCGGGCGTGGGGATACGGTGCAATGGCAAAGGATAGCAACTCTACAGATAAGAAACCTAAGTATGTTTTTGAGCCTATTCTTTATGTTCATCCCGAAGAGAAAAAATTCTTGCGAGAGGGTAAACCAAGATGGGCCGATCCGATAAAAGATGAAACAATCAAAAAGCCGGGCAGCATGGTCTCAGCTTTAAAGAAACATGTCAATCCTTACCCAGAAACCACTGTAAGTGTAGACTATCAATATATCTATGAACCTAAGCTTTTATCTATTGAAAAACCTTTTTGGAAAGGTGACACAATTCATGTTTTAGCTGATACGGCCGATGGCATTACGTTTGAAGATGATGTTCGTTTAGTAACCATTCAGTATAATCCTTTGAACCCTTATAGCAGTCCTAAGCTTACATTTGCGAATTTCAGAAAGGATATTCAAGATATTGCAGTCAATCAGGCCAAGAAAATAAGAGATCAAAAACGTTATATTGATCAGTTATTGCAAACGCTCCGATAAGCGTTTTTTATTTTGCTCAAGAAAGGAGTGCTGCTGTTGTTAACGCTAAGAAAGTATTTTGGTACCATCAGAAACGCATTATATGAGGAACAGCTTGCAAATGATTTAGGAAGCATTGAAACTGCTGTGAATGGTATTGAGCGAGATGTTACGAATCATAAACGGACAGACAATGCTCATACATCCTCACAGGTCGCTCATGGGGGCGGACTAACTGTCTATGAAGAAATTGAAATAGCAAAAGCGCGTATACGAAATCTTGTTTTAAATGCAGATGGAACCAATATAAAAGAGGTTGTAGACCTTCGGGTCAATAATAAAGGTGAGGTTTTCAATACAGCCAATGATCGGCTATTTAATACAGAGAAGAACATCGACGGACTGTATAGGGAGTTAACAAAAAGGAATTTAATGTTTGAGGAGTATCTCAATTATCAAAAAATCATTTTTTCGGTGCCAGCAAGGGATCATACACGCCCATTCCCTCAGGCGCTTTCAATAAATCAAGAAGACGATGAGTTATATGTAGCAAGACAAGAAAACGGAGGAACCGTCTGTATAATATCAAGATATCAATTGTCTAGTGCTAAATTTAAAGATTCAAGGCAATTTACAATCACAAATTCTACGTACAATGAGGGGCTTCCTTGGTTCAAGAATTCAAGCGGCGATCTATGCTTTCTCGTTAGACAAAAATTCGAAAACGAGCTGTCTATTTTCAATTATACATCTGGGGAAATTGTTCAAACGATGCAAGTTCTCGGTTCTTACAAAACCGGTAATGATATCAACAAAAAATATTTTATTTCTGGTAATTCAACGAATGAAAAGATGGATCGAATATACATTTATGATTTCCGAAGTATAGTTGCGGGTAGTCCGAATTTATTGATGGAAGTCATGATAAACAACAAAGAAATTATGTTCGAAAAAGTTCAAGGGATTACGTTTCACGAGAACAAAATCATTTTAGGACAGGGGAAAGGAGCTCCTGCGATTACAGTCATTAATCTAGATGGAAGCATTGCTAAAGCATATTCTTTTTCGAGAGATTCTTTTGCGGACTTAATACAAGAGAATTATGATTTTGATCGCAATAACTATGACTTTGAAAATGAAGGCATCTGTATGTTTAATCATAACGGCTATGTCATTCCGGCTTTGCTGCAAGTCACAGTTGAACGGAGCGGGAAAGAAACAATATTTGTGACATTGGCCGGTGCACAAGATGGGACGTTAATATCTACACAGCCCGTACAGAGGCCGAATATTACTGAAATAACTTATGACAAAGTTGCCTTGCATATGCCGAATAGAAACTTTGTGACAAACGGCGCCTTTGATGTATGGCAGCGCGGAACAAGTTTTACTAACGACGGTGTATTTACTGCTGACAGGTGGCTCGTTAATGCTGTTGGTACGAATGAGAGCGGGATCAATCGGACTGAAAGAGTGAAAAAGCCGATGAGTGCACCGTTTTCTAATAAGTATGGTTTGAGGATAACGAAAATGAAAAGTGTTTCAAATATGTCGCGCACTGATCTAATTCAACGGATCGAAAATCCAACTCAGTTTAAAAGCGGCGAAGATTATACTTTAGCTTTATGGGCGAGGACTAATAAATCTTCTCACAGAATCAAACTTCATCTTGATATGACACATGACGGTAAACACGAAAATCTTGCAATCCGTTCTTGCCAAGTAACAACCAGGCTCACCTTCTTTGTATTGAACATAAAGATGCCTGATATGTCAGCTTATAAATTCAAGGAAGAAGACTACGTTGAAGTTCAAATAGATGTCGACACAACAAACAGCTCTTCCTATGACCGTTTGGCTCCCGGTGAATGGGTAGAATTTTACCTAGTCAAACTAGAAAAAGGAAGGCTTGCTACGCCGTATGTCGCAAGATCGTTGACGGAAGAAATAGCTGAATGCCAAAGATACTATCAGGTATACAGCACAGATACCGTTAAGCAAGTTGATCTCAGACCTACAATGCGTAAAGCTCCTAAGATATCGAAAAGACCTGATGGGAATTATGGGTATGACGCGGAGCTGCCTGAAATTCCAACATATTAAGAAGGGGAGGTAATGCTGTTGGCTATTTATAAAACCGGCTCTTACGCGTTCGATATAAACGCGAAAATAGAAGGGGATTATCATTCGACTTTTATATTTTCAACACAAGATATTAATACAGCAAAGTTGATATTTTATTTACGCAAGGACGGCATCGCATTGCCACTATCAGCCGTGACTGGAAAAGTAATCCTCGTTCCGTCCAGCGGTAAGCAGAGAATACGAGATGTCACGATAGTTGATCCGTTGAAGGGTATCGCAGAGTACGTTTTAGATGAGGACGAAGTCAAAATGTATGGCAAATTCAACTGTCAGCTCATTCTAAAATATACGAACGGCCAATCACTCTCAGCTCACAAATTCGGGTTTGAAGTATCGCAAAGTCTTGCGGACCAGAACATCGCACCTCTCGCGGAATATTACGTCGATGATTTCGAATCGTTAAAGGCGTTAATCATAGCGATGTATGACGAAGAAACAGCAATGCTTGACGAGTTAAAAGCGAAGTTCTCGGACCTCGACCGGATTGAGACAAAAGAGGGAGCGCAGGAAAAGGCAGATGCAGCGGAAGCTAACGCAAACGCTTATACGGACGAACACTCAGCTAAGACGAACAATCCGCACAAGGTAACGAAAGCTCAGGTCGGGTTAGCCAACGTCGATAACGTCAAGCAAGCGGCGAAAACTGAGTTTGATAACCACGTCAATGATAAGGGTAACCCGCACGCTGTAACAAAAACGCAGATTGGCTTATCGAATGTAGATGACGTACAGCAGGCGAGTAAGATAGAATTCAAGGCACATGATGACGATACTACGCGGCATATTACGGCTGATGAGCGCACAGCTTGGAACGCTAAAGAAACAACGAAGGGCTCGCAAGAAAAAGCGGATAAGGCGCTTGCTGACGCCAAGACTCATGTATCTAACTTTTCGTGGGTTGTTGCGACTTTGCAGAACGGCTGGGCCCACTACAACGGCGGCGAAGATGTAGTCTTCGGGATTGACGCGACCAAAACGGTATATGTGCGAGGGGCAGCGAAAGGGGGCGTTACTGGAACGACCGTTTTCACACTTCCAGAAAACATGAGGCCGATTCGCGATATGGGGTGCCTACAAATAGCATCAGGCACCGCACAAGTGGCACGGTTGTTGTTTAGGGCGACCGGCGAAGTAGTAGTTGAGAACGTATCCAGCAACACAAATTATATTCGATTCGATTTCGCGTTTAAAGCGCTGTAGAGGAGGTTCCAAGCAGTGAAGCTTATCTATAAATACGACAGCAATCTGAACTACATGCCATTAGAAAACACAGTTATATCTAATAATGACCCTATTCCAAAGGGGTACACTGATATTCCCCGACTTATCCCGACGGAACTGGAATGTATAAACCTGTGTTCGACAAAAACAAGTTGGAATGGCGCGAAACAGCAACACAGGAATATATCGATAGCCTGCAGCCGCCTAATTCTGGGCCGAGCCCTATAGACCTATTAAAAAAACAGAACGCTTTATTGTCATTGCAAATTGCACGTTTACAGGCTGATGTTGAAGCGTTAAAAGGGGGCGGGGCATTATGAAGTATCCCACTCTTGCAGATATAAAACAATTCTATGACTGGGGGTGTTACACGGATGATGAGATGCGAGAGTATGTAAAGATCAACTGGATCACCCAGGCAGAGTATGAACAAATAACAGGAAGGAGCTATGAGAAGCCCGCAGTCTGTGTGGATTTAGGAATGACAAGCGCCCAATAAGGGTGTTTTTATTTTGCCTCTAAGGAGGTGATAACAAGAAATGGAGGATACTACTGTGTTTATTAATTTTGAAACATTAGATTTAGCGAGAGTGTATTTGTTTGGAGGTGTGAAATATCTTGATTTACTGCTGGTCCTTAGTATTCTTGACGTAATCACCGGTGTTATCAAGGCTTGGAAATTTAAGAAGTTGCGGAGCCGGAGTGCATGGTTTGGTTACGTCCGGAAAATGCTTAGTTTTTCGGTGGTCATTGTGGCAAATATCATTGATACAATCCTCAATCTGAACGGTGTCCTGACATTTGGAACCGTTCTTTTTTATATCGCCAATGAGGGACTTTCCATTACGGAGAATTTGGCACAGATCGGCGTTAAGATTCCGGCGGCCATCACTGACAGGCTTCACGTAATTGAAAACGACAACGAACAAACAAAAGAAAAGGATGAACAGGCTGCTGGATAAAACCAGCGGCTTTTTCTATATCAAAAATAAAGGGGAGAATACTTATGACAATCACAGTGAAAAAGAATCTTGTATCAAAAGCTAAATACAGTTTGAAATGCTCGAACCCAATGACGGCGGAATACATTACAATCCACAATACAGCCAATGACGCATCAGCTGCCAATGAGATCAGTTACATGATCAACAACACAAATTCAACAAGCTTTCACTTTGCAGTCGATGACAAAGAGGTGCGGCAGGGCATCCCCACAAATCGCAATGCATGGCACACAGGAGACGGAAAAAACGGCACTGGGAACCGTAAGTCTATCGGCGTTGAAATCTGCTACAGCAAATCAGGGGGCGCACGGTATAAAAAAGCTGAAGCACTGGCCATTAAGTTTGTGGCGCAGCTGCTTAAAGAGCGCGGCTGGGGGATTGATCACGTCCGTAAACACCAAGACTGGAACGGCAAGTATTGCCCGCACCGCATTTTGTCTGAGGGAAGATGGGAACAAGTGAAGGCGGCTATTGCTGCAGAATTAGAACGCCTCGGTGGTAAAAAAGCATCTTCTCCTGCGAAAACAAAGGCTAGTGGGGCAACGTACACCGTCAAGAAAGGTGATGCTCTTTCTGTCATTGCACAGAAAACAGGCGTAAGTATGGCAACGCTGCAAAGCTTGAACGGTATCAAGAACCCGAACTTCATCAAGGTCGGCCAAGTATTAAAGCTCACAGGCTCAAGCACTTCGAGTCCTAAACCAAGTAGCAAAAAAACGTCATATGCGTTGCCTTCTGGCGTCATTAGAGTAACAAGACCTATGCGAAAAGGGGATGACGTAAGGCAGGTTCAAAATGCTCTGGCTGCTCTTTATTTCTACCCGGATAAAGGGGCAAAGAATAACGGCATTGACGGCGTGTACGGCCCGAAAACAGCAAACGCGGTCAAACGGTTCCAGTCAGTAAATGGCCTGACTGCTGACGGCATTTATGGGCCTAAGACTAAAGCGAAAATTGAAGAAAAATTGAAGTGACAAAAATCCCCCTCTCTTTTTATAAGGGAGGGGGTATCATTTATTTCGGCTCAATTTTCACTAATACTGCTGTATCTGGGATTCTAGCTAGATGAACAGAGTAATCTCCATCGTCTACATCCAACATATCTTGATCACTTTCTAAAAGGTCATTTAAATGACCAATATCAATTCCTAACGCATGAAAAACTGCAAATGTATTAAAAAGACCAATTTTAGATTCAATATTATCTGAACCGGAAGCCATTAAATTTAAACCGTTGAAATTTTGATCGTTGTCATACCAAGCAGTTAAAGTAAAAACCCCACCGGAGTCATCACTTTCAGTTTTAAGTTCTCTTGTATAAATGTCTTTATTTTCATCATATTTAAAATCTCCAATGTTATCTCTATTAATACGATTGAGACTAGGAGATTCGATTTTTTCATCATTTTCAATATCTTGGACTGCATCATTAAAAGTCTGTACAAATTCCTCAAGGCTAAAATTAAATTCTTTTTGGTTATCCTCAACACTCTGAATGTCAGAGTCTTCGTTGTCTTCAGAACGCATCGGCTCCTCTTCTATTGAGGGCTCATCTGTAGTGCTTTCTGTGGCAGCAGTGACATCCTCAGTTTTGGATTTGTGAGATTCTCGATTCAACGTACCCATAATGAAAAAAAGACATAAAGCCAAAACAAGGCTTAGTGGAGCTATTTGAATACCTATCTTCCTAGTTTTTTCAAAGAAGATAAAAATCAACGCTGTAATAAAGACAAAGGCTGCAAATGTTGCAAGAATACCAAGAATAATCATAAGATCCTCCTCTTTTTAAAACGAACATTTACATTTTAAAGTAAATGAGGATTTAATTCTATGATTTGTAAAGACATTGATAATGAGTGGGATTACAGAGCTGAAACGAAAGCTAAACTTGAAGCATTATTGAAATAAAAAAGGAGCCCCGTCTCTATGAAGGGGCCTTTTCTTTTTATCTCCATCTCCAGTTTATTTCGTTATCTTCTTCGTAGATTCCGGGTAAAGAAATCCCTAATCTCTTTTGCTCGTCGTCAACAATATACCAATTATCATCGTCTATTAAATCATCGTCAAACTTCTCAATTGCAGAGGGATCATCTTCATCCACTACTGCTCTAAAAAATTCTTTGAATTTTTCCATATTCTCATTAGGTTTGATTTTCCCGTAAGCCCAAGGCCCTTCTATTGTTGCTCCATTTATTTCACCTAAGCATTCATTTTGATAATAAAGAAACATACTCCTCACTCCTTAGGAAACATTTTGAAGTATTCTTTTGGTATCTCACCTTTAACAAAATACTCTGTATCTCTGCTAGTCCATTTTAGAGCTTTTTTCTTCCAATTGTCTGTTTGTCTCGTGTCGTTTTTTATTAATCTCTCAATTTGTTTTGGATTCAGGATAGCAACTCCTTTTAGTTCTCCAGAACGTATGGCTTTTCGTAGAGCTGATATATTTAATTCAATAGTATATTCCCCATAACCTTTTGCTATCTTTTTGTTAATTGTAAAACTGGTATATGGACTATTGGATTTTCCACCTTTCCTATACCCTCCTAAAATATGTTCTGTAACAGTTACTTGACGGCCTTGATACATTCCACTTTTGTTTGCGGGAACAAGGTTCCCAGTCTCAGGTGAAATATGAGATTTGCCGATACCATTTGGTCTTTTTGTTGCATAAGGGAAATCTTCTCCTCTGAATAAGTTGGAAGGTTTACCTGCGCCAGAATTTATTTTTAATGCTTTACCTGCACCAATCATGCCTATTGGAGCAATTGAGGCAAGCGCACTGTTTAAGCTGTTCTCACGTCTCTCCTCGGAAATCTTATTCCCAAACATATCTCGGCCGGTTATTGCTTCACTAAATCCATTCGCTGAGGCAAGTCCGTAGAGTCCTTTACTGGAGTTTTGAAGAGCATGGAATGTCTTTGGCGTTTTGTAGACATCAAGTGCTTTGTCTGCTGTGTAGAGTGCTTTACTGGTTGAATAAACAGCTTTCCCGCCTTTTGCTAATTTTCCAGCCCATCCCACAATCGGGATATAACCTGCCGCAGCCATCGCTCCAGCTGCCACCCGTTGCCCATCAGTTAATTTTTCACCGGTGACTGGATCGACGCCATCAGCAGCTCTCTTATAATCATAATATCCGGAGACTTCCCCTGTGAAATTACAAACAACATCCCACGTCTTTTCGTACCATGGTCTATTTGCAAGCTCTTCCTGTTCTTTTGCAATCCTTCTTTGTTCGGCTTGTTGATCTTTAAAGGAGATATACTCAGTCGATTGTTTTTTTACATCCTCAGTCATCTTGTGGACTTCACTGTCCCTATAAGCCTTGGCATTATAGTGTATAGGGGAGGCGTTTTTACCTTTTGCTGTAGCGTTCATGAGTGCTTGGTAAACAACCTGAATCATTTGTTCATTTGCTTCTGAGAGGGCGTATTCTGACGTCAGATTCTCATCAACTTCACTTATCTTCTCGACTGCATTTTTGCGTTCTTTCTCAGCAGAGGATAACTCATTTTTAAAATCTTCTGTTGAAAAAACATCTAAAGGAAGGACATCATTTATTTCATTTAAGATGTCTTTGATGGCCTTTTTCTGTTCTGACATAATGGCTTTGGATTTAGAATTAGCATTGGCCAGCTCATGCTCTAGGAAGGATTCTTCTATGTAGGCATCTGATAAGCTGGCGTCTTCCAAGATACCAGGAATACTCGTTAAAAAAGATATTTTCATCTCAATTAGATCAATCCATTGGTCAGCAATGCCGGCTTGATCTTCATAAAATGATTTGATGTTATTGGCACCTTTACCTGAAAACTCGCTATCATCTAAATCAGCGACAGCTTTAAATGCTTTCTTTAATTTGACCATTTTACTTTTTAAATCTTCGTATTCTTTTGCACGGTTTTCAGCTTCAGAAAGCAGTGTTTTGGCTTCAAATACTTTCATGATCATATCCCTTCTTTAGGAATTCTGTATCCAAAATTTTACCACGAGGAAAAGGTGAATAATTGAAAAGTCTTTGTATTAGATGAAAATGATTCGTTGGATCTGTGTCTTTATTCCTGTTGTGTAAAACAAAAAGGTCCCGACTCATTAGAGAGGGACTTTATTTTATATAATCCATATTTTCTTTTCTTTATCCCATGAAAGAACGCCTTTGCGGATCAGGCTTTTTGTGGCCTCTCGTATTTCTTGTTCGCTTTTCCCGGTCTTTCTTTTCAGTTCGGGAAGAGTCGGATTCTTTCCGTAAAGACGCATATTAACAAAAATCTGATATAACTTTCGTTCGAAATCAGTCATGCTCATTTGTATTTCACGCCTTCTTATTCACATCCCATACCAACAGGCGGATCACACCGCATCCCGATGGCTGGATCATAATATTCAATTACCGGCGGATCAAGTTTAACATTCTTCAT